CGGTATTTAGTAGGTCATCGCTTGCGGTGCCATCGCCATCCGTTGATAAAATATAAACATCCACCACCCCTGGGGCCGGCGAAACTACCGAAACATCTTTAACGTCAGGCGACGCGTCCAGGGCGTGAAAAACATAGGCGCCGATAGGGCCGGCGGTGCTGAAACCTTCTAAACTGATTTGTATTCTTAATCTAAGCCGTTCGTCGACTTCCATGACGGCCGGCGTCGGTGGTATCGTCGTTTCATCGGCCGGGGTGACGGTTTGCCGGGTCACTCCAAACAAAGCCCCCAATTGGTCCAAATTGGACGCGGTCGAATAGGCCAGCATTACGGATTTGATACCATCGTTCACCCGCTGTCTGACCAACAGCTCCCGGTAAGCGGCAACCTCTAAAATTTTATAAGCCGGGTCCGATTCGACCAACGCGGAAAAATTCGGGTCCCTGGCCTGTAGGTCGGCCAACATGGCCGAAAAAATTGTTTCAAAATCAAGCGATTCAACCGCGCCCGGAAATGGTAATTCCGCCAGGTTAATGCCGGTAAATTCGGTCATACGACTAAACCCTCTAAGTTAATTTTTTTTCCATCTGGTAAATAGGTCCCGGAAACGTCAACAATCAACGCCGCTGATGTCGCACGATTTCCCGACGATTTCCAATATCTATCGAAAGTTGCATCTCCGGCTTGCCAACGATTAAAGGCAACTTCCTTTATTTTTTCCCAACGATCTACCGACCCCGGCGCGAATACCGGGTAAAGCAAATTCTCGTCAATTAGTTTACCCAACTCTGCAGAGTCGCTAAAATCAACATCCCCATCAGCGTCTAAATCGGCCCTGGCATAACCGCTTTCAAGCATCTCACCCGCGAACAAAAAAAGATTATTGTCGACAAAGCCAGTCGTTGAATACCCGGAATAGGCAAAAATGGATGATAAAAAATCCGCTTCAAAACTTGATTCAGAATTATTCTCACCTAGCGTTTCAGCTTCTCTGCGTTCAATATTACTTGATGATAAGACTTTATAATCGCCGCCTGTTCTTACCCTGGACGGGTCAAACGTAACCGCGACCGATTCAATTAAAATTCGCGGCTCCCACTTGTCCAACGCCTCGGCCGTCGCAATGTGCAATTCTGCTAAAGTTTCTGAATTAATCGGCGCGTCGACTAGGTCCCATAGTCGCGACCCATAGTCGCGCCGCATTACCCGGGAGCCTATCGGTGTTTTTAGAATGTCCCGGATCGATTGACGTAAATGATCGTATCCTTTTAATTCTTTCCCTGTCGTGCTGTTAACGCCGATCATTGTGTCTCTCCCGGTGCTGATGTGGTCCCGCCAGAATCCCCGGAATGGGTGTGTTCGTTGTAAATTCCACGGTCCCCCTCCATCGATCGGGTCCCGTCGGTAATATCTAGGGTCGCAGTAATGTTACCGGTAACGTTGACGTCCCCGGTAATTGCAACGCCCCCGGTGCTGACCAGTTCGGTGGTCGCGCCTAATACCAGGGCCGCTTTTAATTTGTGATTGGCCCGGTCGTATTCGATAACCGACCCGTCGGAATAGGTGGTTCGGTGAACGGTGGGACTTGCTAGGTCGGATTGGTGATCGGCCTGGTAAATGGCCGGCAAAACAACGGCCTTTTCCGGCTCGCCCCCAGGTGACAATAAAACCACTTGTTCGCCGACTTCCGGCGCCCAATAATCCAGGTCATTTGATGCCCGCCGGGTTAACCAGGGCCGCCAACCGGTAATTAAACCGCCGGCCTGGACTTTGACCAGGGCTTTTATATAGTCGGCCTCGACAATGGCCCCCAGGGTAATAACATTTGCCAGGCGCCGTTCAACATCGCCCAGGCGTTGCAGGATTTCTGAAATCATGGCGTCGGCACTCCGTCCGTCACTATTTGATCGTAATTTTCTGGATGTTCGCCCCAGTCGGGTTCGTTGTCTGAGATATATATATTGTCCGGCACCACGCCACCAGACCAGGTGTCGCCACCGATCCTGATCGCCTGGGACCAAGTAACAGCCCAAATGGCCACGCCTTTTTTATCGATCGACCCCGAATAAAGGTTGTCCGCGCTGATATTTTCAGGCATGTAAGCATCGCCCCGGCCCCAGCGATTCGAGCCGATTAACGTGGTGACAACCTCAACCAGGTTTAATGCCGCGATTTCTTTCGATAACTGGCGACGATCGCCGACCAGGATAAACGCCGCCATTTTAAGCGTCGCTTTAAATTCACCTGACGCTAATTCGTCAGTTTTTGGAATGCCCAGAATCGCCACTTTAACTCCAGGTAATTTTGTGGCCATCCGTTTGAGTTCATCCAGGTTAAAACGCCCGGGGTGTCCATCCACAGTGCGCAATTCGGGCAACTTCGCCGCAATGCCGGCAATAATTGAATCCCTAAAGCTGGTATATTTCATTTAATAACGTCCATTATCCAATCGTTGAGCAAATCCGACAATTCGCCCAGGTTATCATCTGACACGCCGACAAAAGGCCGCGCCGGGACCGTGACAGAATCCACAGCAAAATGCTTTCCGCCCATGTTAAAACGCAATTTGTCAGCTTTTACAGGTGTAATAACGGCCCCGTGCTGATGCACTCCCGCATAAATTAAATTGGTACCGACCTCGACCTGGTCTCCGGTGACAAGTGATTGAATAGAATCGACCAGTGCGCCAGAGCCTTCCAATAATGATTGATTGCCGTGCCGGTCCATTGCGTACAACGGATTCCAGTCTGGCCACTGCTGGCCCGAAGGTCCTTCTTTTTCTTGCTCAATTCGTCGCCGTGTCTGGCTCTCAACCAAGGCGCCGACCGATTCCAGTAAATCGCTTTTTGTGGCCTTCCCGGTCCTGACAATTAAATCGAGTTTTCGGTTAAAATATTCCACACCAACAACGCTAAGGTCGACCCCCAGACCGCCGTCAGAATATTCAGCCATTACAGACCCCGAAGAATCGCCCGGCTAAATTGACGTTTTTCTGATGTCATCACAACGCCGCCTCCGCCGATCGCGGACGGCCCGGCATGAATGCCCAGGGAAATCTGGCCCGACGACACTTGCGCCAGGTATTTAATTGCGTCCTCATAGCGCAGTCTGCGCTCATCCGTTGCCGCGCCCCCTGATTGGCCCAAAAGATACACCGCAATATCTACGCATAACCGCGTCAAAATGGCGGGGGCTTTTATCAAAGGCAATTCATGACGGGTCGCGATGTAACCATCGATCAATCGGCTGGCATCATCCAGCGATCTGTCTATAGCTGAATGCTCTAAAACGTCATCACCGTCGCGGTCGGCCACAGTGTATAGCTCGTCTACGCCATATCTGTCGATAATGTCCTGGGTATTTGCATATTTCAAGATTTAGCCTTTTTCGTCGATTTTCTTTTTTTCGGCACTTTTAAAACAATTAGGGCCTTCTCATCCATGAGTCGGTCCAATTCATTGTTGGTGAAGGTCCCCGGCGGGAATGTTTGCGGGACGGTGCTAAATGCCCGCCCGCACCGCCGGAAACCCTCAACCTTTGCCGTTATTGTTACGCCAACCAAGGTGAAACAACAACTTCAACCGCGCCGCGATTAGTGTTAGAAGTTCCATTGATTGTTTCAGCATTAATAATTTCAAGCGCGGCAGCTCTTAATGTCGGTGGGACGATTAAGATGCTTGGTTTAATGCCTAGCGGGCGACCTTCGTCTGACTTGAATGACGCCATTGACGAAAAAGCATCGTTAAAATTAGCGCCTGTTAATGCCGCTTTTGATCCGTATGCCATCTGCCAGAAACCATAGCCGACGTTACAACGTGAATCAACACCATAGCGATACTGGTTCGCTGTGAAAACGTTTTCGTCGTCTGACTTAGTCATGCTGACAAATTCCGCTTTCTTGCGCTCCTGGAATACTAACGGCTTGATCGCTCTTGACGTATCTAAAAGATACCAGGGCGTTTCTGTTCCCGCCTGGATGTTTGAAACCGAACCGGCGCCGACGGCGTGATCGGTGTCGAAAAAATATTGACCGTCGTAACAGTTTGTTGCAAAACCCGCCGCCAATAAGCTGAAAACCAACTCGTCCGGGTGTGCTGTTGCCGCTCTGCCCATTTCAGTAAACAACGGCGAATAAATGCCCAGGTTGTCGTCTTCGATGTCTGTGCGTTTAACGCCGATTGTGCTTTCGTAGTCTTTATTGGTGATCTCGTAACCAGATGCCGAAATGTCATTGATGACACGGTCGCCGGCCCACTCGCGAAATTGTGGGAACTGGCCTAACCATCCGTAAGTATTCGATTTCGATGAACTTGGGACCGTGGTGGAAATTTTGCCATAATCCGATTCGGCCATGCTAACGCCGGCCTGATAGTTCGCTTTAAAGCCAGTCATCAGACTGGTTAATAATGATGGTGTTACTACTGCCATTTGAGTTCCCCTTATTTACAATTTTTAAATTCTGTTTCGTCTAAACCTAGCATCGAACAAACCGCCGTTTCTTCGTCGGTCAATGCTGATTCGGTGTTTTCTGCGGTGCCTTCAATGCCGCTATCGCCGGCAATTTCTGGGGCCGACTGTGCGAACGCTTTGAAGCGATCCAGGCCGCCGTCCATTTGACACGCCGCGACATGGTATTCAACACTTGCCGGGGTAATCTTTCCAGATTCCAGGGCCGCGTCGATCTCGCTTTGAATTTCTGCGTTTCTGGCCGTTTCTTTAATTTCGTTTAGTTCTTTTTCCGCATTGGTCGCGCGTTCTGTTGCGGCGTCGAAATCACTTCGCGGGATATATTTATCAATATCCGGGGTAAATTCTGTATTTGCCGCCGACTCGACTTTTTCATCCTGGGCCGCTTTTATTGAATTGATCGCCGTGACAACATCGTCGACACTTGAATCCCCGGCCAAATCCAGGGCGGTGGTAATTTTTTCATCCATTAAAATATCTTCCTTTGTAGTTAAAGCTAAATCATCGCGGCGATTTAGGGCCGTTAAATGTAAATTCGGTTGATTGGTCAATCCCGCCGATAGTAAGCGCAACACGCGCCCGCTATTCTTTGCGAATGTGAAT